GAGGCGTTGATGTCAGCCCTGCCAGTGCTTATGCCCGATATCTCTCCCAATAACAAATGGCTTCCAAAAGATTGGCTTGTTCCAGCAACTAAAAAAGGAGAGTTCAGAGCTAGAGCGATGATTGAATACTTCCAAGTCGATCCTCAAGTGTTGGCAAAAAAGATTGACGAGTGGACACTTCTCCCGCCGTCCAGACTCAAGGCATACTCGATTGGGTTTTCTAACTTTTCCAGTAGTAATATTGATTCTGACTACGAAGAAATCTTCATTTAGGTGTAATGATTGCACATACAGCTAATTTTGTGCTACAGTGAATGTGATGCCACTTCCAAAGATGCCTCCTAAGCAGTTAAAAGAGCTCGAAGCAACCCTTTTAGATATGAAGAAACGGGCTCAGGAAGATCCAGTATTCTTCTTTGACCAATTTCTCTATACCTACGATCCAAAAAGAGAACCCTTCCATCTTCGATTCAAGACTTTTGATTTTCAGAAACGCTTAATCCGCTCGATTATTACATCCATTACAGATGGTGAAGATCTTTTCATTGAGAAGTGCCGAGAGATGGGTGCTACATATACTGTACTTGGCTGTTTAATCTGGCTGTGGTTATTTCACCCCTCATTTAACGCACTCGTAGGATCTCGTAAAGAAGATTATGTTGATAACCGCCGTGGTGGATTAACTGGCAATAAGGAAGAATCTCTATTCGGCAAAATTGACTACATGATCTCTCGCCTTCCCGACTACATGAAGCCAGTTGGTTTCAATCCAGATAAGCACTTCAACTATATGTCCTTGTCTAATCCTGAAAGTGGTAACGTCATCGCAGGAGAATCAAGTAATCCTAACTTTTCTCGGGGAAGTCGGCGTACAGTTATTTTACTTGATGAGTTTGCTTTCTGGGATAACGACGGTGCTGTCTGGGGAGCTACTGCTGACACCACCAATTGTCGCCTCATTCTAACCACCGCTGGTATTAAACCATCTAAAGCTAAGAGACTTCGCTTCGGAAAAGACGGTGAAAAAATAAAACTCATTACCCTCCCCTACAACTTAGATCCACGCAAAGATAAGAAGTGGCTTGAAGAACAGCGTAAGCGTCGCTCAACAGAGGACTTCAACCGAGAAATTATGATTAACTGGGAACTCTCGATGACTGGTCGAGTCTACTCAGAGATCGAGAACGCCGCCTACGGGGAGTTTCCACTTCTACTCAACTCACCCTCCTACTTCTCGTGGGACTTTGGGTTGGACGGCGTGTCGGTTGGCTTTTGGCAAAAGAACCCAGCCAACGCTAAGTGGCGACTGGTCGACTCCTACCACAATGAGGGTAAGGTGATTCAGTATTACACTCCATTGTTTAATGCGCCAATGGATTCAAAGTTTAACTACACCGATGACGACCTGAAAGCTATTGAGGCTTTTAAGCAATATCCCAAAGGCATCCACTTCGGTGATCCAGACGTAGAAAAGAGATCCATTCAGACTGGTATTTCTACTCGTCAGGAATTAGAGAAGGCAAAAATCTTTGTACAATCAACTGGTAAAAATGATTTCTATACTCGTCGGGAGATAACGAAGGTTGGATTGCAGGTGGGGATTGAGGTCAATGTGGGATCACGAAATGATTACTTCCTCGAGGCTGTGAAATCAGCACGTTATCCAATGCGTACTGAGGACTCTCAAGCGACTACTCCTATCGCAAAACCAATTCACGACTGGACTTCGCATCCGAGAACCATGATGGAATATTTCTTCGTCAATGTAGATGCGTTTACAACAGAAAGTGCACCACCACCATCGTGGGCGAATCAAGCTAGGAGTTGGCTGACCTCGCGTAAATCTATAACTCAAAGGAGATCATCATGAACTTAGGAATTAGAGAGGGCGACGCTATTCGCCAAATACCAGAATTGCTTAGAGCTCAAGGAATTGAGATACAAGAGCTTCGAGCTGACAATAGGATTATGAAAGAATTACTCCGCTCAATTAAAAAAGCTCTTGTGAGAAAGTATGGCGAGGTTAAAGGTGAGGAGCTAACCGAAGGTGAGTAAAGCAGACGTATCTATCATCGTTACTAATTTTAATAAAACACCCGAACAGTTAATGGAGTGCATGGAGTCTATAAAACAGCAAACCATTGAACCTTTGGAGGTTATCTTAGTGGATGACTGTTCCACCGATCCTCGTGCTCACGCTCTTGCGACCTCAATTATTCTGCCAAAAAACGTGGGAGTAGCCAAAGCTCGGGATATTGGAGTCAAAATGTCACGAGGTAGATTGCTGCTTTTCGTTGATGCAGACGATAAATTAGCTCCCGACTTCGCCCAGCAGTGTGGCAAGGTGATTGCTAATAAAGATATTGCCTACACCAACATTTTACTCTTTGGAGCTATTGAGCGTAGCAAATTGCAAGAGACTCCACCCGTATTAAAGCCGAAACATTTATTTGGAAATACCAACACGAGCGTCCTCGTCACCTCAATGATGCACCGTAGAGTCTATGAGGGTTTGGGTGGGTTTCGAGATCTGCCAATCTATGAGGACTGGGATTTCTGGCTCAGAGCTATGTGTAAGGGATACACATTTGGACACGCTAATACCCTGCTTTATTATCGCCAGAATCTACAGTCTCGTAATAAGGTAGCAAGTGAATTAAAGACAACCGTCCATAATAAAATTACTGCTCCCTACGAAATCCACAACGGAGTTCTTAGAGAAAGGAATCATGGGTAATAAAAGATTAAAACTTGCACACGGATTAGTAAACTTTATTCCCAAGTCAGTCAACTTCTCAGAGCTACAAGAAAGATATCCAGTGGAAGATGGTGGGGTGAGTTATGACTTAGGAGATGATGGCTTGGAACAGGAGCGATTGAACAACACTATTATGTACGAGGAGTTGGTGGTACAGATTTTATGCAATCTCGAACCCCGAGAACAATTGGTTTTTGTATATCAACTTCTTCGGGATAGTGGATATAACATTGATCACGCTTCTTTTGCCAAGACATTGAATCTTAGTCGACGTAGGTTTATGTGGGTTTTAGAGAATGTGAGACAAAAAACACGACTTTATGCATTGGGATACAAACAATCAGGACAATAAGTGAACCACGAGAATCACAAAGAGGGTGATTTAGCCCTACTATTACAATATGGCATCAAGCAAAATTTCCGACATCTTTCGCAGACGATACAACAAAGCTAAAGAACTATCTCAAGCTTCCTTTGATCAGAATGAGATAAACGTAAATCTGTACAAAGGCATCCTTAACGTCGATGACAATTACGAGTGGGACTACTCACTCACTGATCCTCATGTTTTTCCCCTAGTTCGCAACTATCTCTCCAGATCAAATCCATCAATGTCCAACCTTCGTCTTGATATTCGTAGACACGAAGATATTGAGCGTAGGCAAGCAAACCAAGACTTCATCAATTGGGAGATTGGCGAGCTGATGACTACCACGTTGTTTTACAGGATGTTTTTCTCAGCATATCTCAAGAAGCGTGGATACCTAAAGACTGGTTGGAAGTATGAAAAGGCAATTGAGATCCAGGAAAAGGATGCAGAAGGGAATGTAACCAGAGTAAAGGTGATGCGGGATGTCTTGAACCGAGCTGATGCGAAGTTTGTTCCTTATAATAAGTTACTCATTGGTGATCGAAACAACCCAGAACTCAAAAGCCAGCCGTGGAAAATTGAGTTGATTCAACAACGGGTAGGCGAGATGTTGGATGAGAATAAATATCTGGAAGAAAATGGCGACAAGCCATATTGGAAAAAGAGTTTCATAAATGACTTGCGTAAATCTGGCGTAACTAATAAGCTCCTTGACTATGAAGTTGAGCGAGCTGACGATAGTGATTCCAAAGAGGAGTTCGCCTTCAGATCAGCCTTTGTTCCCATGATGTGTATGCACACACTCGATGGCGATGTCTTTTATATGCCTGTTCAGGGAGATGACACCATCCTCAACACCGACACTGGTAATAGATATTGGCATGGTCACGATCCCTACATTGATTTCTGCCCATTCCCTGAGGATGACGAATACGATAACCTCGCCTTAGTTGACGTGGTGGGTGATCTTCAGATCGCAGCCACCGAGATCTTAAACCAGACCTTAACGAATGTTCGGCAAATCAACAACGATATGTGGGTGGCTGGATCTTCAGCTTCTCAAACTCCTGACTGGCAGTTTCGTAAACGTCCAGATGGTGTGATTCGTGTAATGGGTGATGTGTCTCAGATTCAACAAATTAGAACTCAAGATAATACCAGAGCCGCCATCGTTATGAGCGACTCACTGCAAGGTAAGATTGAACGAGCTGGTGGTATCTCATCCCTGTTTAGTTCGGGTTCACCAGGACAATCAATCAATCAAACCGCCCGTGGTGCTCAAATCATTGACCAAAACATTGACACCAATATGCAGATGATTATTGATCTTTTTGGTGAGCAAGTCTTAAAACCACTCGGAGAACACTTCTTGGAGTTAAACTCCCAGTATGTAACTGAGGAGCAAACATTCAGTGTCACAGGAAAGCGTGGTGTTAGAGAGCTTATGGCGATTTCACCAGAGCAAACTACCGCTAACTTTATCGTTACGGTTAAACCAGATCCTATCCAAAATCAAACACCAGCGTCACGACAAGCATCTCTCCAGAACTCGATTACCGTCTTGCAAGGTATCCAAGCACAATCTCAAGGAAGTATCCAACTAGATCTAGTGCCAGCGATTGAAGCCTTGATTGACTCAACCCCTGAAATGGAGAATGTGGGTGACATCGTTACTACCATTGATGAAAAGGCGAAGCGCGACATCCTCATGTTAGAGCGTGGTCAAATGCCTGAGATTAAAATCCGTGACGAACATGAGGACTTAATCGTTGCCTCCAATGCTCACTACACCGAGAATGAAGCGAATTACCCAGAGGAGATCCGAGAAGTGTTTGAAAAGTATGTCATTAAACACATGGGCTATATTCAGTCTCAACAAGAAATTGCAGCCATGAAGCAGCCCGTTATGCCACAAGGCATGGATAATTCGGGCATGGGATCGGCTATGGGATTTGACCCTGCTCAAGCAGAAACTCAGGGGCTTGATGAAAACAATCAAACATATAACTTGGGAAATATCGTAGGTGCTGGAGGGTAAATGACTTTCGAGCTCGTACAGAAAATTGTAGCTACCATCATCCGCACTGTTGAAAACTCTGCCGTGATGTCTGTTCGTGCACTCAAGGCTCACACTTTCAGTGTTCGGGTTTCTAACCAACCTTCAACGCAGTCTATTAAAGGCACTGTTACCGTAGGAAACCAGAAGAACATTGAGAAATTGCTGGGCAAATTAGCGGTGGCTGTAGCCAAACTTCCCACCGTTTATCCAGAAACAAAGATCCCCAGCCCTCTCCCCTACCCCAAGGAGATTAGTGTTTCCAATCTGGAGAGTGTGCCACAAGCAGACTTAAAGAGAGTAGAGGAGCTGTTAATGAAGCTCGTTCGAGAGATGAAGGCTCTGCCTAAAGAGTACCCAAAGCAAGAGAAGTTCCCCACAATCCCAGCGTTCCCGAAGTTTCCAGAGTTTCCTAAGCAATTACCATTTCCTTCTTCAATGAAGGTGAATGTCCCAACAGAGATTCGGGTAAATAACATCAAAGATATGTTTGAGGACTTGATGGGTAAAGACCCGAAGAAATACCTAAGTGTTCGATTAAGTGACGGCGATGAATTTTACAAAGCGATGTTAAGTGTTGTCAGCGGTGCGGCTCGAAACATCACGGTCACCAACCTTGACCCTCTAAGTGCCTATCAGGTGACGGACAAAGATACCGCTGGTGACCCGAAGTATTTTGGGTTTACTGATAAAGATGAACTCTGGTATATCTTAAAAGAAAACGTCGCATCTGGAACGTACCGCTATTTGAGTGGGGGGAACAACTATGGTACGGCGTGGACTAATAGGGCTAGTCATACATACAAGTATTTCCATGAGGTATTTTAATGTCTAGTTACGAATTTAATCCACTGGCTAAAAAGGGCTTCGACCTAGTGGGTGGCGCAGGTGGAGATGCTCTCGTTGCTAACCCTCTCTCACAATTCGCTGCTACTACTTCGCTACAACTGAAAAACAACATCACAGATGAAACAGGTTCGGGCGCATTGGTTTTCGCCACCTCTCCCGCTCTCGTTACTCCCACGGGAATAGTTAAGGGGGACGTAGGGCTTGGTTCAGTGGATAATACAACAGACGCTAATAAGCCTGTCTCTACTGCTCAACAAACTGAACTAAACCTCAAAGCTCCCCTCACCACACCCACATTTCTTACCAACATCACCACACCACTGATAATCGGTGGCACAGCAGTCGGGTCTAAAATAACCTACAAATCTACTACTGGAGCAGGAACTGCCGCAGGTATCGCTCATCAATTTATTGGAGGAACAGACGGAGCAA